ATTCTAGGTGAAAATACCCAAGAAGCTGAGGACTTCATTGCCAACGCTTACCCAGACATGAAACGTTCTAGGGTTCGTAAAGCAATTAAAGACCTACGCTTTAAAGGTGTAGCTGAAGTGAGCATCCCACGTATATCCGTTGACTGCCCGATTGTGCATAGCTGTGAGCCAGATGGTGAGATCATCTTCCCATCCTACGTTACCGATCCACAACGCGCACCATACGTTTTCTGGAGAACATTCTACACTGCCCAAGAGCTTGAGAAAAAAGTAGCTACCGAAGGCTGGGACAGGAAATGGGTTGATAACGCAATCGAAAACCTACGTGGCGTTGATTCCAATGAAATGGATACCGCTAGTGACCGTGGCAAACAAAACGATCTAAGTGACGATAACGACCTTATCTTGGTTGTATATGCTTACCAGCGTTTAATTGACGAGGAAGATGGCAGCGAAGGCATCTATTGCACCGCTTTCCATCCAACCACCGAAGGATATGCCAAGCATGAATTGCTTAACGGCTACGATGATTATCCCTTTATTGTAACTAGGCTGAATGACAACCAGAAACGGATGTATGAAACTACATCGTTTGCTGACATTCTGCGTGGGCCACAATACCAAGTTAAGACAGAACGTGATAGTCGTATCGACCGAGCAAGCATAGCGACATTGCCACCGCTTCTGCATCCTGCTGGGCATCCACCAAAAGATTGGGGGCCTGGCAGACGTATTCCGTATCGCCGCATGGGTGAAGTTGCCTTTGCACCTATTCCACAGTTTGATCCTGGCAGTGAGCGTATCGAAGCCCAAATGATTAGCCAAGCTGACAAGGCTGTTGGCTTAGACATGGATAACCCATTAGCTTCTGTAAGGCAGCAATTCATCGTTAATAAGTTCCTTGACCACGTTAAAGATATTCTTTCGTTGGCGTTCAAACTGTTCCAACGCATGGGGCAAGATGAAGTGTTCTTCCAAGTTACAGGTAATCCAGAAAACCAAGTGATGACCAAAGGTGATGCTGACGACAACTTCAGTATTATGGTATCGTTTGACTCACGTGAGACTGATCCAAATACCATTGAGACGCAGATGAAGAACATGGCTACATTGATGCAGATCGACCGTAATGGACGCATTGACGTTAATAAGTTACTTGAACTTCTTGCAGCACAGATTAACCCGTTCATGGCAGACTATATCTTGCAGCCACAACAAGAGGCACAAGACAAGATGCTTAAAGATGTATCAAACGATCTTACCCAAATCTATGCAGGTATCGAAATGCCAGCACGTCCGAACGGTGCGGAATTTGCTATGCAGCTTATCCAATCCTATGCGTCACAACCAGACATTGCCCAACGCTTACAACAAGACAAGACGTTTGCGGCACGTATGCAGAAATACGCAGGGCAGTATCAATTTATGATGCAACAAGCACAGAACGCTGTGACTGGACGTATCGGAACGCAGGAAGCTAATATGGGTGGAGTATCTACCCAGAACATGGGTGAGTAAAACAACAATAATATGAAACAAGGACTGTATAGTAATATCAATGCTAAACGCAAACGCATTGCAGTAGGTAGTGGCGAGAAGATGAACAAGGTTGGCAGTAAAAAAGCACCGACTGCAAAAGACTTCCGCGACTCAGCTAAGACCGCTAAGAAGAAATGAAGAAGCGGTTTAAGAAGGTAGTTACCAACCCAGAAACGGGAAGGAAGAACACAATTCGCTATGGCTTGGCAGGAATGGCAAGTGATGGCAAAGACCGCATTAGACCTTCTACCAAAAAAGCTGATGCGTACTGCGCTCGTAGTGCTAAGATCAAGGGTGATTGGAAAGACGATCCAAATAGCCCAAACAATCTTAGCCGTAAAAAATGGAAGTGCAAAGGTAGCAAATCAACTAAATGAATCTATGAAAAATAAAACAAATGGCTGCGGCCACGAAAGTAAGGAATACGGCAAAGGCAAAAAAGGTAAAGGCTATGTCGAGATTGAAATCAAGATGGGTAAAATGCCTAAAAAGAAAACTAAACGCAAATAACCATGAGAAGTCCTAAAACAAAAAAAGCCAAGCAAGAAAAAATTGCAAAGGTCATGGGTGAATACAAAGCTGGAACTCTTCATGCTGGCGTTAATCCTAAAGGGCCAAAGAAAGCTCCACTAGCAAAGAGTCGCAAACAAGCTGTGGCAATCGCTCTTAGCCAAGCAGGTATGACTAAACGTAAATAAATAATCCTTACTAAAAGACTAATGATTCCAAAACCAACACTAGAACAATCCGTGCAAGGCTTATCTGAGCGTGACGAATATAAAGTAATTGTGCAATATATCAAAGATGAGCGTGACCGTTTCTTTAGCGACTTACGCCAAGCTGAGACTCCGCATGATGTAATGAAGATCGCTGGTTCGATAGCATCTATGGATGAATTGCTAGGATTCCTTGACAAATAATCGGTAATACATTATTTCATCCAGCAGTATGTGAGTTTTTTGTCTTTCCCACATACGGTTTGTGCAAAGGGTTAATCGGGTAAAACTGGTTAACCCTTTGTTTTGTCTATTTGTCAAACGCTCGTTTTACATTAGTGCTTTACTAATGATTAGTAATCTGCTTATGTATAGCCATTCGCCACCGCCAAGGCGTAAACTGGTGTAAAAAATATGAAAGCAAACCAAGACTCCATCGCTGGGGAGGAATCCAGTGTTAATGACAACCTTAGTATGGAGGCCTTAATCAGCCAACTTACCCAAGGAGAACCACAAGAGGTAGAAGCTGAAGAAGCAGAAACTGAAGTAGAAGAAGAAGAGCAAGAAGAAGGTTTTGAAGCAACCGAAACTGAAGAGCTTTCTGATTATACTGAGGAAGAAGCAACCGAAGAAGAAACCGCTGACGAAATAGACCTACTTAGTCTTGAGCCAGAGCAATTCCAAGCATTAGCTAAAAAGCATAAGAGCCGCCTACTTGAGCGTGTCGGGGAACTGACAGCGAAAAACAAAGCACTCCAGGCACAAGCTGAAGAAGCTGGGATGAAGCAATCGAGCGTAAGGACTATACCGACAGAACAGAATCCATTTGGACAACTTAAAACCGCCGAGGAAATCAAGGCTAAGTTTGATGCGTTTGAATCGACTTTGGAAACTACGGATAGGCTGCTTGAGGAATATGATGATTACAGCAACGATGATATTATCGAGGTTGGCGATCAGCAGTTCACCAAGAAGCAGGTCAAACTAGCCAATCGAAACGCAAGGGATGCGGTAGCTAAATACTTACCAGCCCAAGCAGCTCACCTGCAAACTCTGCAAAACTACGTTGTAGCAAACCAGCAATGGCAGGACATGGCGAAACAAGAAGTGCCAGAGATTTCTGACGAAAAAACGGAAATCGGTAAAGCATACGGTCAGCTTGTGAATGATCCTTTAGTAATTGAACTGAAAGAGAAGCTCCCACAACTAGGGGTTCAGATAGAATACTTACTCGCTCACGCCGCAAGGTCTAAGTTTGGAAGTGCCAAGAAAGTAGTGCAAGGCGCAGGACAGAAGTTGAAGGTGAAACCACCCGCTTCCCCTGTTGGAGCTGGAGCATCACGGCAAGGGCAAGGACAAACCAGCAAATATGCTGATGCCATGAAGCGTTTTGAAAGTAGTGGTTCTGCTGAAGATTGGGTTGCTGCACAAAAATATAAGTAAATTCTAAACACCTAATAATATGCCTATTTCAAATACATATAGCCCTAGTGTTCCTAGCACTAGTTCATCCGTTGGATCAAACAAAGGTAACCGCGAAGATCTCTCCGCAATGCTTACCATGCTTGAGCCAGAACAAACCCCTATCACTTCCCTTTGCGCTAAAGCAAAAGCTTCTGGAGTTCTCCACGAGTGGGTAATTGATGGTCTTGAAGCTCCTAACGCAGATGGTATCGGTGAGACTTCTGATGTTACTTCGTTCAGCAACAAGTTTGCTTCGCGTGGTCGCCTTGGTAACTACACCCAAATCTTCCGTAAGGATTACCTTGTTTCCGACTTGCAGAACGCAGTTGCAAGCGTAGGCCCTGCTGACGTTGCCCAAGCAAAAGCTAAAGCATTGCGTGAAATCAAACGCGACATTGAGTTCGCAGTTGCTTCCAACAATGACCGTCAAGCTGAAGATGGCACGAATCCTTACAAGCTCCGTGGACTTGGTGATTGGATTGATTCCGCTGGTCCGTCTGACGTTCCTGCTGCTTATCGTACGCCTTCCGCTTCGATCCTTGGCGCAACCGTAACTGAGGCTACTCTTAACAACTTGCTTGGCAGTATCTTCAGTGAGACTGGCGAGATGGGTAATCTTACCCTTGTTGCTAACGTAGCACTTCGTAAAGTTATTGCTAACTTCACCCGTGCTGAAGGAACGACAACCGCTAGAGCATACAACGTAAACGAAGATGCTGTTTCACGTAGAATCACCCTTAGCGTATCGCTCTTCGATACTGACTTTGGTGTTATCAAACTTGTAAACGGCAACCCAGCTTGTATGCCAACCGCAACCACAAACGTTGGTTACGTCCTTGATCCTAAGTATCTTGGTATTGGTAACTTGCTTCCACTTGAGTCTGTTGTCCTTGAGAACCAAGGTGCAGGTGAACGTGGATACGTCAAGACGGCTTGCACCCTTGTTTGCAAATCCCCACAAGCACACGGTAAAATCGCTTACTAATTATAACTAAATACTAAATAAATAAAATTATGGCTAAACTTGCAAATAACGAGCGTTCTCCTTACACGGACGCAATCACACTTAACGCAGCAGACCTCATTGCTATCGGCAACGGTGGAACTAAAGTAATTGGTTCTATCCCCGCTGGTGGTGCTGTTGAACTAGTAGCTGTTATCAACACCATTGACATCGTTGGTTCAACATCGCTGTCTATTGGTATCGGTACAACTCTTGCAACTCCAGTTGAGTTCATCAGTGCGCTTGATGTTGATGGAATGACCGTTGGCTTGCCTACGTTCAACACTGGTACATCAATGGTTCAAACTGCTGGAAATACCACGGTTCTTGCTGGTTCTCGCCCTGCTGGTGCAGCATCCGCCGCAACCCCAATCTACATCAAAGTAACTGATTCTGCTGTTGCAAGTATCACTGCTGGGCAGATTGTTATCGGGATGCGTATCCTTGATCTTACCCAGTTCGCTGAGTAAAACTAAATTGGGCGGTGTAGGGTTCTATCCCCTATGCCGTCCTTATCCTTTTCCACAAACCAATGATTTTAAAAGCAAGCGAAGATGCAATGACAGATGCTCTAATTAAAGAGCTATGTTCTGGTAGGCAGTTCTTAGACTCGTTGCAGAAGCGGCGTGAGATTGAAGCTGCCCAGGTTGCGAAAGACTACCGTAATATCGGACGGCGCAAAGGCGCAAAAATGATCCACCTAGCGGAAATCCCGCAGCGTGAGTATCTACAAATGGCACAAAAGTATGGAACTGAGTGCTGGGATGATAGGGAATTTGTCCGTGATTTTCAAAAAAATGAGCCAACAATGGCGAGTAACAAGATTTCGATGGCACGTGAGATTTAATATCTATGCAAACTAAAAATTATACAACTGATCTTTTGCCGTTAATCAAGTCACTTTGCGGGGCTGAATTTGCAGCTATCGAGTTACCACGGATCAAGGCAATGATTAACAGTCGTGCCAAACGTGCGTTTAGAATGAGTGACTTTTGGCCTCGATTCTTGGTTGTAGCAGAAGAAAGAAATATAACAAATGGATATGTTCCTTGGGATCAGACTTCTCTTAGCTCGATTGATACTTATATTCGTATTCATCGCACCGCCCCTTATGAAATCGCTAGTTCACAGGATTTGGACTTCTACGTGGATAACACGGGTGCTAAACTACTTGACGGTGGTTTGAACAGCACTAGCACATTTGTTACCTATAAGAAGCAATTAACAAGCACCTATGGGGATGGCACAAGCGGCACTGAAGTTCTTGTTCCAGACGAGTGGTTTGAGTATTTAGCCCATGGCACGTATTCCGATTACCTGCGTGCTGAGGGACAGATGGAGAAGGCACAAATAGCTGATGCAGAGGCTATCGACAAGGTAACTGATGAGTTGCTTAGGATTGACGAGATGCGGACTAGCGGGCTAATCTCGCCTCGTATATCTACAAACGCAAGTATGCAATCACGTTGGAGTTACTAATATGAATTATTCTTTAGGAAATATGCTTGGTGGGAATAACGGCAGTCTTAACCCTGACAAGCTTTCCCTTAACCTCCAGTTCGCTACCGACAAGACCCTTACGGCTCGCAAAGGGCCAACCCCTACGTTTACGCGAGCATCTACGGCTACCTTTGTTGGGAGTGAT